TCATTTAATTATATATTAGCATTATCATTTTCAATAATAATGTTTTATTCAAGATTACTTTCATAAAAGTTATTTATAATGAAATATATCGAAAAAATCTCGTAAGGTCAAATTTATTACGAGCTTTTTTTATCGATCAACCAACTTTTTGGTAAATCTTTTTCTGCCCATATTATTCCATGTTTATCACAAAACATTCCATATGTTGTTTTTGAACCTTTTCTAATTTTTGTTTTGCCTGACATAAATAATATTCTAATATCTAATTCTGGATGTTGTTTCTTAATCAACAAATGTTTGGCTCTATCTTCAGTTGTCCACCTTCCTTTTGCCTCAACCAATATACCATTTGGTAATGTGAAATCTACCAAATAAGTACGTTTCTTTTCTGGTACTGTAAATGGTACGGTTGTACATTCATATATCTTTTTTGGGTCTATTTTATGTTTTGAAATTTGTTGTGCAACCTTACTTTCAAATCCTGATCTATAACCTTCTTTGATTGCTTTTTGTCGTGTCTTACTTTTGCTTCTCCAAGCCATATGTAACTCCTTTTATATAAATATTAGTAATCCCATCTAACAATGAAATTCATATCAATATCCGATCGCTTTTGGATCGGTTGAGCACATTTTCCTACTGCTAATAATTGTGCTTTCTCATTATATAATCCAATAGTTGTTATATAAGGAAATGCTGATCCTGACATAAACATACGTTTACGAAATTCTCCTGGTGCTAAATTTGATTGTTTTGAATCATTTGCACAACCATCTAATGAATTTGGATTTGTTGTTGGAGTAAACGTTGAACTAGGATTAACTGATACATTACATTCATCTTTTGGCACACGAACCATTACTTGATTTTCGTATATTTGATGAGTACCACGATATTTAACAGTATATGTATGATCATTACCAAATGTTCCCGACCCTGTATTATATTTTGGTAATGGAGAAGATACAACTATCTGACCATTACGATTAAACACATTACCAGCAATATTTGTTTGATATAATGATCCCGAAAAATAATCATTGCTAGACAAAGAAGAAATACCAGTTTGATTTACTGCATAATCATACATTCTTATTTCAGCCATTTCATATCCTTGACCAGTCCTGATAGATCCATGACTTCCAGTATGAGTTGTTGTTGGCGAGCCAATCATAAGATCTGCACTATTTATTGTTGATCCAAAACCTGATAAATTTATTGCCAGGCCTGGGTCTGCTCCTACATGATCAATTTGTTCACCATTAGCAAAAACAAATATATTTGACCCTGAATTTTGAACAGTGAGATGATTCCAGGAATTTCCTAATGAACCTGTCCATGGAAGTAAATTATATACAGCACCAGTAGTTCGACTTCCATCTCCTAATAAAACTGCTAAACGAATTGAAACTGGTTCTCTTTCTGTTTCATCAGTAGATAATGCACTTGCTTGCATACGTGCTAAATTGATAGCAAATGGAAATCGTTGGCCTGCTACTTGGCTAACTAGTTGTGAATTACCGGCTGTAGCATTTACAGGTGCAGTTGCCTCATTTCGCACAATGGTACGAAATTCCATAGTTTTAGTTGTTGTATTAAAAAACTTTTCTTTGATAACAGCTTGTTTATTGAAAAGAGGAAAATATTCAGTTACTACTGCACCACCATTATACTCATTATTATTTGAAGGACTAAATCGAACCCAACATGATATAGTCCAATCATCACATGCGCCCATTCTATCAAATACACTATCATGAGGTATACGTATATAAGATGCTGATGCATGTCCAAGTGATGCAGAACTATATTGTAATGCAAATCCTGAACTAGTATATTCTCCATAATATTGTGATGCACTAATAAAGGACGTTTGAACTCCAGGAACTAATGATACATTGCCTTCTACAGTTGTAGTTTCTTTTTTGCCATTCAATGAATATGTAATATTTTTTCCAGAAAAATGCGCTCCTCCTTGTATAACATCAGATTTAGTATTGATATTATTAACTTGTTGAAATTCATTATTAAATGATAAATAAAAAAAATTGTTACTAGCTGATGCAAAACTAGCTGTTTGAATTGCATAATCTCTTAAATTACCAAACTTATCTGCATGTAAATGATATGATGATAATGTACCTAATTTAGATTCTATAAATACAGTATTAGGTTTAATACGTTCTCCTACATCATTATATGGTATTGCAAGTGTTGATGCAGATAAATGAAATTGTTTTTTTGTACGAGATGATAATGCATGTTCAGATATGTAATCATTATTATTTCCAATTTTATAAAATCTATGATTTAAAGATTTCCATAAAACATGCATATTAGTTCCATCTGGATTCGTAGGATATGGCATTTCTAATAATCCAGTTCCTGTATCTGAATTTAAAATATCTATACGATCACCACGATATCTTGCTGACTGTGTTACATTTGCTGCAATTGTCGAATTACTTATTTTATAAGATTTATAAGACTTGAAGGGTCTTTGATGTACATCATTTGCTTTAATGGGTCGAAAAACTGATGGTTTAATTGGCATGTCATGTCGTTATTTAGTTTTAAAAGTCTAATTTAACTTTAACAAGTGCTTCTCTAGTAAAGTTCTTCAATAAAGGCTGACTTAATTTAGCTACTGCTAATAATTCTTTTCTAATATTATATAATCCTACAGTTGTAATATATACTTGTGGATTTGATCTAAATGTTGGATAATGTAAATCACCTAATGATCCACTAGTGAATGAAGGATTATTTGAATAATTATATTCTCCATTTTTTATACGTACAAAGTAATAAGTTGATTTAACTTGTTCTGATGATCTAGCTTGTATTCCACCGGTTTTAACTGTCCCTGATACTCCATTTGAACTAGATATTGATGCAAATAATTTTAAAGCATTTGCTCCTTCAATTTGAGAAGCAGTTACAGATGCAAAATTTACTTGAGAATTTAATGTTTCTCCATTTAATATTGCAACACCATGTTGTGGATATAATAATCCATAAAATGTTGGACTACTAGGATTAAATACTGACACACCTCCATCAATCGATCCAGATATAAGATTATAAACTTGTCCTCCTTCATCTTGACCAGGATCATTAATTGATGAATCATCAATTACTTGTACAAAATATCCTGTTCCATCTAATTTTACATTTGAACCTGTATGAGCTGAATTTAAACTAGATCCTAAACCATCTGTACCAAGTGAACCAGATAATCTGGCTAATGATATTTCAAAATTGCCAGGATCTATTTTTTCTCGTATGTTAGCACGATTAAAGTTTAATATGTAAATTTGTTTTGTATCTATTCCATTAATTGTAAATTTTTTATCATTAGGGGCTAATAATAATTGAGCATATTGTTTATAAATTGCTCTCGAAGGAGTATCATTATTCAAATTACCAGTTGTATCTAATGATCCAGATCCATCTACATGTCCATAGGCAATTGAAAATTCTGAAATTGCATTTGAATTAGTTGAAGGATCGCCTGTACTATGTACTTCATGAAAATAAGATCTTTGGGCAGCAGTTAATAATGAAGAAGTAAACATTGTAACTAAACTACCTGTATTTCCAGAAAATAATCCTTTTGTTACTGTTTCGACTTGTAAAGGTAATACATCATCATTTTCAACAAATGGAGTATATATTCTTCCTAATCGACTTAATTGAGCCGCGGCTTGCTGTTCTGCTACAATATCATTTGCTAATGATATTGCTAATTGTTGAATTTGTTGTTGTGTCGAAGGACCATTACTAGCATTTGCATTGTTCTGCGCTGCTTGGCCTCTGTTAGGTGTTGCTTGATTACCCTGACCTCCAAAATATCTTGCCATAATTTGTTTTCCCTATTATGTTGTTAAACCAGCTGGTGAAGTATTAAAATTACCTACCTGTGCCTTTTTAACAACGATGTTTATCAATATACGTCCGCCGGTCTCATTACCTACAATTAATACTGATGTTGTTTTATCTGAATCAGTATGTGTTTTTCCAGTAATAGTAAATGCTGTACCAGATACTGTTTTACTTTGAGCTGCTTCATTATCACCTACAAATGCAGGTATAGATGCAAACTGTGAACCACCCGTTGCAATTATATCACATACATCTGAATCTGCTAACACTGCAGTATAACCAAATGTTGTATTTCCAAGTTGAAAATTAACTGTTTGTGGTGTAATTGGACTACTAGCCTCTCCAGCATTTAATGTTATTTTTGTTAATCCACCTACACTAACTACCGGTATTCTCGGTGTATTTACTGGCAGTGTTACTAGTTTATATTTTAACATTTGTGTTTCATCTGGCAATGCTTCTACAATTGGCATATTCTCAATTGCAGCTCCATAGAAAGCTGTTCCTAATGGATGATCTGGATTATATAAATCATAATCTACTTCATCATCTGCTAACGCGAATTGCGTAATTTTAAATTCATCTCTGCCTCTAGCTAAAAGTTCTCTTCCTTTTTTAGTAAGTATAGCATCGATCGTTATTGTCGAATTATTTAAGTATCCCATAGTTTACCCTATCTTTTTTAATAAATATGCATCCATATTGATTTCTTATATTAATTTAATCATCTTCCGTAGATTTGTGATGAATTTGGTCTAGGTGTCGGCCGTACTGGCGAAACTGGTTGGCCGGCTATATCTGTTCTAACAGGTTCTGGTGCCTCAATTGTTAAGTTTCCAGCATTATCTCCTTGTGCCAAATCTGGATCTCTATTATATATAATCTGATTTGGATTTGCTCCATATACTTCAATGATCGGAGCATATCCTAATTCTACATATCCAGAAGCTAAATTTATTCCTGGTGCTTGAATTCTAGTTCCTAAATATTTTATTCTATCCGATTGTGCATTTGGATCATCTTGATAAGAAGCAATTGCTAAAGATGAACTATAAAAATCACCTAATGATGCACTATAAGCAACATTTGCATTTTTAACTTGTTTTGTAAAATGTAAAGATCCTGTACTATAATGTAATATTTTCTTTTTAAATATTTTGCTAGGTCTAGGTTCTAAAATTTGTTGGGGTCGTATTTGATCTCCAAATCCATTACTTTGTTTGCGTAATGTTGATATTAGATGTACTGTATCTAATTCAATTGTAGCTCTAGTTGGAACATAACCATTAGGTGATTCACCTAATTCATCAGATGATGGTGCTGCAATCTGAGATCCAGATACAAATATGTAATTATAATTAAATTCAAAAGTTATATTCGTTCTAGGTTCAATATGTACATTTTTAAATTCTATAAAAGATGATGACATTTCTGATCCAAAATTCATATTTACAAATACTGTTTCTGATTTTTCTTGAATTGTACGCCCAACTATTGCTCCATTATTGCTTGAAATAAAAAGAGTTTGACCCTCATTACCTACTATTCGATTATGTTCTCCATGAATATTATCTGGAGTTGTCATAATTTTACAATTTATAGAAGCTGTTAAAATTTCTCCAAATTCAAAATTATTTGCTCCGCCTCCGACAGATGATGATGGCAATCTATGTTTCAAAGCAAATTTCAAATCTTGTATTGTTTCTGATTGATTGTAAGTTGCAAATTGACATCTTATTTTATCAGTTTGAGAATTTGAAAATCCAAATGGCATGTCTCCGATTGATTCAGACATGAAAAGATTTGAAGTCTTTAATGTATTTGTATCAAATGATGACCATGTAGATCCGGTTGTACTTGCATCTGATGAGCCAGTTATAATATATGTATGAAGTAATGAACTAGTCATACTATTTGCTTCATCTGCTGGTGGTATATGATTAACATTAAAATAATCAGAACTTCCTGTAAATTGTCCACTATCATTATAATATTGAGCAATATAATTTCCAGTATCATTATAACCACTTGAACCCACATGATAAACATGTGTTGTTTCTTTTAAAGAAGGAGAACCGGATACCATACCTTCATATACAGAATATACTGCAGAGGCTGTTGGAGCAATTTCACGTATTAAAAGATCATAATCTCCTCGTTCACGACTAGGTTTTTTTGTAATTGCAATTTTTGTTCTTTCTATTGCATGAGGTTCTACCAATAATCCCATTACATCATCAGCACGCTCTGGTAATAATTGTTTTATTTGATTGAATAATGTAAAATCAAATTGACTAAATATTTTAATAAATGCATTTATATCATTACGATCTGAATATTTTTTCCAATAATCTTTTGAAAATTTATGTAGATCTGGATAAGTATTTTCATGTTCATCATCTGGATCGCCTATAAAATCATCTAATGCAACATCACCAATTTGATTAAATATATCTTTGTTTATTTGATCTGCAATAGAATAAAATAATCCTAACTTGTTAGAATCTAATGAAGCAAGATCAAATTTTGATTTTTCAACTGTATTTTCTGGTGATAATCTTCCTTCCAATCTATTTTCATCAAATCTTATTTTTTGTGATTTTGGTAATGTGCCTCCTAATGATACTCCTTGAATATAATATGTTTCTTCTACCGGTAAAAAATTACCACGTTGTGCATTTAAAGGAGTTGGAAAATCTAGAGATCTTGCAATCGCTGGAGCATCATCTGTTGTATCACTATTTACTGTAAAATCTTTAATCGATTGATCCGGATGTGATGATGAAATTATTGTAGAATTTGTACTCAAATCAACAGCATTTAAATCTGTTCCTAATGGTAAATGATATACTAATGTGTCAAATGATGAAGTTGGTGATATTGATGAAACATATGATGTTGGATTCAATGTATGCAAATCAAATGCATTTTGATCTAATCTTTCTGTCCATTCTCTATATTCTTGCATTGATCCTGAAAACAATGGAATTTGTGATATATTAGTAATATTATTTGTTTCGGTTAAATTGAAACTATGTGTAAATGATGCAGCAGTTTTATGTGCATCCGGATTATTTGGAAACCCTACACCACTATCTTCTCCGGTATGACGTCCTCCTAAATAATGAACACCTAGGTTGGTGCTATCTGATCCAGGATAATGCGCATCAGTTCCCCATGAGCTAAAATGATCACCAATTGAAGTAGGTTTAACAGATCCTGCTGATCTATGAACAACCTTTCCTGTAATGTAATCAGATGCCTTTTGTACTTGAATATGATATGTTGTATTTTGATTACGTGATGCATTCCAATATTTAGAACCAGTTGGATTTGAATCATCTAAATCTGTTTCATAATATGATCGAATGTTCCAAAAATCTCCATCAAATAAAGGTACCCAATCTGTTCTTAAAGAACTTCCAGATTGATTACCAAGATTATTATCGCCTATTGCAAAATGTATTCTTCCATATTGATTGGAACCTGAATATGAACCTGTATGTTCAATTCCTATATGCATATTATCACGTAAACCAGTATTGGTATTTCGACTACTAAACAACAACATGTGAGATTGAGTTGCAGGTTTAAATCTCCATTCTCTTGTTATGATTGGAACTGAAAAATCAATAGTTGGTTCATATCCTGACCAATTGATTGTATTTGGAAAATCACTAGCAGATATATAGGCATTTGGTATAGCTAATTTTGCATTTGAATCAAATTGTAATGCATATGAAAATCTATCTTCTATTAATAATGGTGTATCTTCTCCAACTTTAGGTCCTCCATATTCTCTAATAGATAATAAAGTTTGAGGGATACCATATGTATTCATTAACGCTTTAATAGACCTTGTAGTCCCTTTAGTTTTAAGTAAATAAGGTAAATTATTGACTATTCTACGCCATACTTCTGTTGTAATATCTTCATCTGTTTTAGTAAATATACTACCAGTTGATGCATATGAGCCAGTTTCATTATAGCCTAATTTATATTGCCATAATGCAGATGCTTGATTTCCATTAGCTAATTGCCAACCCATAGATTGAGCAATTTGAAATAATGTATCTTTACTATGACCTAATTTAGGATGTTCTATCGGTCTATATGTTTTTGATAATGCATCTATATATGAATATAAAATATCAAAATGATGTCCTATCATATTTACAAATAATTCATATTGATCATTATTTTTATCTTGTCTAATATGTTCTGGTACTGTTTTTAATAATATATTATCATTTAATTCATCATATAATGAAGCAGATGACAATGTACCATTATACCAAGCTTCTGCTAAACTTGATGTAGAATGATGTAAAGAAAATTTATTTCCAGTACTAGAACTACCTGAAAGAAATTTCGGATATGGAGAAATTTGATATGTATCTGCACCTAATAATCCTCCTTCTAATCTAGTAGGATTTCCTGAATTATGTTCTTGATCATATAATGCTTGATGAGTAAATAAACTAGCAGTTGGTTCATAATATAGCCATCGTTCAAATCCGTCAAATGAACCTAATACTTCATCTTTACGTCGTTTATTAACATTTACACTATTAATAATTGTAACATCAGTCGATGTAGCAGAATCTATATATCCAATCTGACTATCATAAAATTCTATTAATTCTAATTTATATTTAAAATTAGCAATTCTTTCTTTCGCAGATGAAAAATGAATAAAATTTTGTAATCCAGAATAATCAATAGGTAGTTTTATACCACCTAAACTACCACTAAACATTTTATCGACAATTTGTTGAGATGTCGATGTAGATGATCCTAACAAATCATTCCAATGTTTATATCCAGTTTCTGTAATAGTATTGTATTGATTAGATGTATCAAAATTTGCTGATCTTAATATAATTTTACCTAATGTTTCATCTATTAAAAATTCTATATCATCTGTTACAGAATCAGCAATTTCTTCTACAATCCAACATGTATTTTCTTCAACTATCTCTGGTGGTATTGGTGATAATAATTTTAAACGAATACCATCATTATCTTCCCAAGCTGCATAATTAATAATAACATTTAATTCACCTCTACCAAAATTTACTAATAAATTTCCTGCAGCTGCAATTCGTCGTAAAAGTGGATTTTCTATAAAATTAGTTTGAAGATCTTCAATACCAGCAATTGTTGCATTAGCAACTGTTCTTAAATAAACTTCTGTTCTATCTGTCGAAATTTCTTGAATTTTAAATGCTTGTGTTGAACTACTGCCAATAAAATTTTTTAAAAAATTAAATACAATATGATATTGACCAGTTCGAATTTGAAATCCTTCTGGTAATTTATTAACATCTAAATGTATATTATTAGGATTAGTTTTTTCAGATAAATAATCTAAATTTTCAATACTAGTAATATATGCTCCATCAGTTTCTTTAGAGTATAAATGAGCTTCAACATTTATGACAGTATCATTTGTAATCTCAGCTGGTTCAGTTACTAACAGATTTGGCCTTTGCAAATCTTCTGGCCAGATTGTTGTTTTAAGAAGTCCTTTTGTTCCTAATATTTCATCCTTATTTGTAAATCTATCTAATGACATATTATAGCTCTGGTTCGTAAATATTAAGTACTTCTGGTTCTGGTAATGATGCTAGCCAATCATTTAAGTTTATTGTCGACTGATAATTCATCAATCCACCTTTGGTAAAATCTATATCAGGTCTATATTTTAAAACAGCTTCCATACATGATATAGGCCATTCTATAGACTGATTTTGTCCGGCTCCGGCTACTACTTGTCTAACAGTTTGAATAAAATTATATGTACGTGTAGTCCATGATTTTGCTAATGATGTTAACATATTATTAGCAGATGATAAATATTCTGGAGATTCTGATAATCCTACAGATTCTAAATTAGATGTAAATCCTTCTAAATGAATTTGATATTCTTGTAAATCTGTTGGTAAATACATACCAAAAGGAACTTCTAATCCAGTTTCAAAATCTATTCCAGGTTCAAGATCTCCTTGAGTTCTGTCTTCCGGTATTGCTAGCCATTTATCAATTATAGCATTTAATTGTTGTATCGATTTTTCTAATTGTTGTATTTTAGCGTCATGATCTGCTCCAATAAATTGTGCACCACTAAAGATAGAATTAAGTTCTAAATCTAACCATGTAGGTTGTGCATATCCATAATCAAATTGACCCCAATTAGGAAGTTGATAATTTT